GCCGGCGTCCGCGAGGTTCCGCTTGTGGGCCGGCGTGAAGTGCACGATGTCGCGCACGAGCGCCGTCCGCTCGGTGTAGACGTACGTCGCCTCGTTCGCCGCCGTCCCGGGCGCGGTCTCCGCGGCCGCGTCGGTGCGGGTCGTCTCCTCGACGTAGTTCACCTGGTCCGAGTCCGTCGTGGACACGGTGACCAGGTTCGTCACGCGCACCTGACGGACGGGGATCGGCACCGGCGGGAAGAGCCGCTGGTCGATCGGCACGAAGTCCTCGACGTCGGCCGTCGCGGCGAACAGATCCATCGCGAGCAGCGGCGTCGCCGTGCGGAGCCGGCGTACCGCGGCCTCGGCCGCCAGGATCTCGATGCCGGGGATCTCGACGCGGGTCCCCTGCGACTCGAAGGCGTTGGCCTCCAGGAGCCGCCGGTAGACGTCGCCGGCCATGAAGCGCTCGACGAAGTCGGACACGCGGATCTTGTCCCGCTTCGGCGTCGCGTCGGACCGGCGGCCCTTCACGACGTCCCGGCGGGCACGGAGCTCGGAGGCCGTCTGCGCGTGGCCGTCCGCCTCCTTGTAGGCGGCGTCGACCTGCTCGAACGCCTCCTTGTCGAGGAGCGGGTTCACGCCCTCGGCCTTGAGCTTGGCGACCAACTCGTCGGCCGCCTCGGTGCCCTTCGCGGCCGCGTCGTCCTCCTCGGCGATCGCGGCGTCGAGCTGCTCGAGGTCCTTGTCCAGGCCCTCGATCGTGGCGCTGCGCATGGCAGAGCCCTCCTTTCGAACGATGTGGTCGCCGTTCGCCCCCGGGGCGACCTGTCCGGGTTAGCGGGAGGCGCCGAACGCCTCCCTGACCCCTGGGCGTCGGAGCAGCTGCTCCGCCCCGGGGACGATCTCCTGCGGCTCGTCGGGGCTGTCGTCGGAGACGTCCTCGACGGCGATGCCTTCGTCCGCGACATCCGCTGCGTCGGGCTCCCCCATGCCACGAGCGAGGTCCTCGCCGAGCTGCGCGTACGCATCGGCTTGCGCGACCGCGCGCCGGCCAACCGGCTGCCCGCTCGCGAGCCTGCGCACGGTGTCGTCGAACGTCGCGACGCGGTCGATCATCCCGGCCTTCAGCGCCCGCTGCGCCGTGAGCTGCCGGCCCTTGCCGTACTCCTCGCGGACCGTGCCGGTGCTCACCCCGCGGCCCTTCGCCACGTCGCGCAGGAACAGGCCGTAGAACTCGTCGACGACCGACTGCATGTCCGCGCGGGCGTCCTCCGAGAGCGCCTCGAACGGGTTCCCCTCGACCTTCTCCGGCGTCGAGGCGACGAGCGTCATCTTCACGCCCTCCATCTCGAGCGCCGCCGACAGGTCCTCGTGCGCGGTCCACACGCCGATCGAGCCGACGAACGCGGACGGCGACGCGACGATCTCGTCGGCCTGCGACGCGAGCCAGTACGCGGCCGAGGCCGCCTGCGTGTTCGCGATCGCGACGATGGGCTTGGATCCGCGCGAACGCCGGATCTCGTCGGCCATCTCGGGCACCTGCGCCGCCGACCCGCCGGGCGAGTCGACGTCGAGCAGGATCGATCCGACGTTCGGGTCGGCCATCGCCGAGCGGAACAGCGTGCGGAACTCCTCGATCGAGGTCCCGCCCGGCCCGCTCACGTCGTTGAGCATCCGCGCGCGGGGCAGGATCGATCCCCACACGCCGATCACGGCGACGGAGCCAGACTGGCTGTTCCGGCCGCGAGCGGTGGCCCACGGGTCCGGTTCGCCCAGGCGCGCGCGGATCTCCTCCGGCGTGAACCGCTCGCCGCGGGCGCGCATCTCGAGCACCTCGCGGATCGTGGCGAGGATGCTCGGACGGATCGCCCACGGCGTCTCGGCCACGGCCTGGATCACGCGCTCGTACACGGTCAGTCCTCCTCGTCCTCGTCGGGCTCGGGCTCTTCCTCGGGCTCGTCGTCCGCGACGCTGAACCCCGCGGTCGCGGGCTTCGCGGCAGCGGCCTTCCCGAGCGGCAGGGCGCCCGAGGCGACCCACGGCTGGTCGGTCACGCCCTTGATCTGCAGCGGCGGCAGGCCGAGGAACTTGCGGCGCTCGTCGGTCGTCGCGACGTCCATCTCGTCCTTGAGCACCTTCGCCAGGGCCTCGGGATCGGGACGGAGCACCTCGGCGAGCTCGAACCGCGGGATCAGGTCGCGCCAGCCCGGAGCGAGCGAGCACACCTGCGCCTTGATCTCCGACTCAAACTCGGCCACGATCGGCCCCAGCCCGTCACGCCCGTACTGCTCGCGGAGCTCGGCCACGTTCGACTTGATCGCCTGCTCCAAGATCCCGACCGAGGGCGGCGGCACGCCGTAGACGGTCACGGCCTCCTCGCGCGACAGCCGGATCAGCTCGACGACCCGCGACACCTCCGGCGTGTCCGATGCCGAGTCCCACTTCCCCGACGTCACGAGCACCTTGCCGGCGTTCTCCGGCGAGGTGTAGGCCTCCTCGATCAGCTCGCGGATCAGGTCGGCGGTCTCGCGGCTCAGGTTCTCGACGCTCACGACGCCCGAGGGCCGAGCCTGGTTCGCGAAGTACGCGACCAGGTGCCGGACCACGCCCTCGTACAGGGCGATCGTGTAACGGCAGGCCTCGAGCGGCGAGACGTTCACCGACCCGTCAGGATCCAGACCACGGCCGAAGTGCACGACCTCGTCGGGGGAGAGCTGCCGGGGGCGCGACGATCCGAAGCCGTCCCAGCTCCTGTGCGCGACGTCGTACAGGATCGGGTCGCCCTGCACGTCGTCGAGCACGCGCTGGACATCGCGCCAGGCGATGCGCCGGAACCCGTTCGGGGCGCCGCCTCCGCCCGGCCGCAAGACCTCCCACAGGGCGTTGCCGCTCACGAGCCGGTCGACCCACGTCCCGCGCCACATCGCCACCTGCGACTTCCGCGGGTCGGGCTGCTGCATGATCCGGTCGAGCTGCTGGCCGGCCAGGCGCCGGCCCGGGTTCGTCGGCAGGTCGCCCCGCACCCGCTCGGGCATCCCCTCGGCGTCGAGCTCGAGGAAGTGCAGCGGCAGCCGAGAGCCGTCCTTCGCGAGCTTGTTCACGGCCGCGTAGATCCACGGGTTCGTCAGGTAGATCAGGCGGTACGTCCCCGCGCGGGCGATGCCCCGCGAGCCGATCAGCGGGATCGATCCGCGCATCGACCCCCCCGAGCGCGACGCCGTCGGACCGGCCGCCTGCGGCCGAACGCCGTCCGCGATGGCGCGGACGAGCGTCTTCACTCGTCGCCCCCGCGATCGACGTTGGCCTCGGCCATCGCCACGACGCCGACGACGCCGAGCGCGGCGCCGAGCCCCCACGCGAGGAACGCTCCGGCGGCTAGGCAGACGACGCCGGCCAGCTCGAGCGCGATCCGGGTGCGGTCCTTCACGTCGTCACCGTCTCCTTCGCCCATCGGTTGCCGCAGGCGCGGCAGTAGAAGTCGTTGCGGAGCTCGCGGACCTCGCCCATCAGCCGACAGAACCGACACACGGCGTCGGCGACCTTCGCGCCGAACGGATCGACGACCACGATCGGGACGATCTCCGGCGTCGGGTTGGCCCGGCGCCAGGCGGCCCTCGAGTACGCGATCGCGGCGGCCGCGGCGCCGGCGGGGACCGGCGCGGCCAGGACCGTGTGTCCGCTACGCAGGACCGGCTCGGCCTCGGCGAGATGGCGCGTGAGCGTGCCTTCCCCCGAGTGCGTGAAGGCCCGGTCGCGGACCGCCTGCACGAACTCGTCGAGCGCGGCGGCCCAGCCCTTGACGGCGTTCAGCTCGAACCGCAGGACCGTCTCGCCATAGGTGTCCTCGAGGCCCTCGATCTCGGCGCGCCAGCCGGTCGGGACCGCGGCGAGCTCGACCACCCGCCATCGGGCCATCGCAGCCTCGATCTCGTCGAGGATGTCGCGGACCTGGGGACGCCACGACGCCGGCGCCTCGGCGGGGCGCTCGAAGACGTTCACGGTGAACAGGTACGGCTCCTCGAGCGTGCACCCGACGAGCACCGTCGAGCGGCGGTCGTAGGACCCGCAGAACCCGAGCACGAGCTCGGTGTCGTCGGCGGGCCAGTGCTTCCCCGAGCCCACCGGCGCGGCCAGGTCCTCCCACTCCCCGGCGCGGAACAGCTTCGCCTCGGAGCGTTCGGCCTGGTTCAGCCAGTAGCGCCGCGAGTCGGCCTCCGAGGCCTGCGGGTCGCGGATCTGCGAGATGATCCCCGGCAGGTCGGCGTAGGCGATCGCGTCGCCGGAGGCCTCGCGGAGCGCGGCCGTCAGCCCCTTCTTGGTCCGGATGTCGTGCGATCGCGACGCCTGCCGGTGATCGAACAGCATCGCCGCGTCACGCACGAGGCCGCGACCGATCGCGAGCGCGGTCTTGTGGGAGTCCTCGGCGACCGACTCCTCGCCCGGCGCGTACATCGTCGACGTCTCGAACCCCCAGGCATCGGCGAGCCGGCGCTTCGGGAGGTTCCGCTGCATCGTCGCGTGCGTGCGCTTGAGGCGCGGGGTGTTGAACAGGTGCGTCTCGTCGAAGTGCTGGAACGTGGTTCGCGCGCCGTCACGGGCCGACGGGGCCGAGGCCATCGGCTGGATCACCCCGGGCTCGCGGGTGTGCTGCGTCCGCTCCTCGCCGACGTCGTAGTCGTTCACGAGCGCGCAGTCGTCGTGCGTCAGGATCGCGAACACGGCGCCGTACGCGAGATCCTCCGACTGCAGCTCGGTCACGGCGACCATCGGAATGTACGGGTCGCGGACCGGCCGGCCGACCGGGACCCACGTGCTGCCCTCGCGGCGCCAGCCGTCGCAGCGAACCGGCCCCTCCGGGTCCATCTCGACGATCGCGAGCCACGCGGCGAGCTCGGTCTTGGCCCAGCCCTTCCGCCGCGACAGGACCGCCCGCTTGAACCGGCGGCGCCCGGCGCGGGTGTGCCGGCGCGGGTAGACCTCGTAGGCGCGGTAGATGAACGCGCGCTGCTCCATCGACAGGCGCACCGGCTCGCCCAGGACGTCGCCGGGGCCGTGCACGAGGTTGTCCTCGATGAAGTCGCAGATCTCCGGGCCGAGCGTGGGCCACAGCTCTTCGTCGACCGGAGGGACGACGAGCCGCGCGTCATCCACGCCCGCGGTCGTCCTTCGGGTCCGGTGGGCGCTCCTCGGCTACCTCGACCAGCTCACGCTGGTTCCAGCGATCCCACGCGTCCCGCCGCTCCCGCGCGGCGCGCTGGTCGTCCGTGAGCACCTTCGGCATCGAAGCTCCTCAGCACCTCGACCGCGCGGGCGGTCGCCTCTCCGAGGTACGGGTACAGCTCGGCGGTGATTTCCGCGCGGCGCTCGGCGAACGCATCCCGTTCGAGCGCGTTCGAGATCGCGTGCAGGAACGTCTCGGGACCGGCGTGCTCGCCGACGTCGGCGTGGTCCGTGTAGCGCAGGCCCGAGGAGATGTTCACGACGCGCTGCTGGGCGTCGTGGTCCAGGAGCACGACCGGCCGGCCGAGCGCCGCCCACTCGTAGATCGTCGAGGAGTGGTCGCAGGCGTAGACGTCTGCGCGGGCGACGACGTCCTCGAACTCCATCACCGGCTCGATCCCGAGGCCCGCGTAGAACGGCTCCAGATCGCCCCAGACGTGCGGATGACCGTGGCCGAGCACCTTGACCCCTCCGAGCGCCACCAGCGCCCGCAGCGCCGGGGTGAACAGCTCGAGCACCCTCGTCCGCTTGACGCTCGTCCAGTGGAACGACACGGCCACGGTCGCCGGACCCGGCTCGCGCGCGATCGCGGCGAGGCGGTCGAGCTTCGGGGTCCCGATCACCCACACGGGACGCCCGGCGAACTCCGCCAGGTAGCGCTCGGCGAGGAACGCGTTCGGCGCGGCGAACCCGGCGGCCACGCGGCGCAGCACCCGGAGGTTCGCGTCGCCGTACCACTGCAGCCCCGTGCCGTGGTCCATGTAGACCGGACGCGCCCCGGGGAAGTTCCGGCGCGTCGCGGCGAGGTCCTTCACCGAGCAGGCGAGCCAGAGCGTCGGTCGGCGCATCCGCTCCTGCAGGTGCAGCCCCCGCGACCGAGCCCACGACCAGCACGCCGGCGACGTGAACAGGTTCCCGCGCTCGTCAGGCTCGAGCGCGTGCCAGACGGTCTCGACGTGCTGGACGTCAATACTGGCGTTTGGTCGCAACGATTCCGAGCCTCACGCCGGCACCTCCTTCCTCCTGATCGCGGCGCAGTGCCGGCAATCAGGTGGGTGTCGGCGTCCCCGAAGCTTCTCGCTCCCGTTCCGGCCTCGGCCCTTCCGGTGCATGTCCGCGGCATTGGCCGCAGCGTCACCGAGGAACAGGTGCGCGGGGTTTGCGCAGGGCGGATTGTCGCAGTGATGGAGGACGAACCGTCCAGCTGGGATCGGCCCGTTGTGGACCTCCCACGAAAGCCGGTGAGCGTAGACCACGGCGCGCTTGCGGTTCCGGCGGTGACTGATCACCCCGTAGCCCCTCGGCAGACGCCACCCCTGCCACTCCCAACATTCGTCCGGCTGCCCGACGCGGAGTCCGCGCCAGAGCTTCTCCTCGAGCGTCGTTCCTGGGTTCACAGGCGCCCGGCCTCGTGCAGCACGCGTCGCATGGCCCCCGGATCCCCCTCGGCCTCGGCGTAGCGCTCCCAGCGCTCGCGGTTCGGCGCGGAGACCTGACCGTCGCGCGGATGCCACAGGTGGAAGATCACGCCGCGGATCTCGCGCAGACCCCCCGGCGCGAGCGTCGCGATCGCCACGCGGAAGGCGCGGTCCTCGTTCCCCCAGCCGTCGAAGCCCTCGTCGAAGCCCCCGACGGCGTCCCACGCCGCCCGCGACACGACGACCGTCCCACCGCGGCTCCGGGCCTTCACTCCCCGCGGGCGCGTCGGGTCGGACAGGTCGAGGTCGCGGGATCGGCTGAACCCCGTCGGACCGAAGCGACGGAACCGCTCGGTCCCCGTGGCCGAGAGCTTCCATCGGGTCGCCCAAGGCACGACGCCGGCGCCGTAGCGGATCGCGTCATCGACCGCCTGGCGCAGATCCTGCGGATCGTGCACGGTGTCGGCGTCGGCGATCACGGCCACGTCCCACTCGCCGGCCTCCCGCGCGGCCGCGTTGATCGCCGCGGCGCGGTTCCACTCGCCCGGCACGTCGGCGGCCACGATCGGCCAGCCGAGACGCTCGAGGTGCTCCCGCGCGACCTGCCAGGCGGCGTCGCGATGCGTGTCGACGGCGCGGTACGGCACGAGGACCACCACACGAGGTGTGACATCCGTGTCGATAACATCCGCGCGGATGTCACTCGGGCGGTCGTCGCCCCAGCCCTTCGCCCAGTGGTGCACGGCGTAGGTGTCCGGGTGGTAGTTCGCCGGGTCGCCCAGGCGCTCCTTCTCCCACCAGCCCACCGGGTAGAACGTCCACGGCGGCAGCCGCCGCACGTCGTCCCTGCCGCGCCAGCGCGCCGTCGCCCACTCCGGGCCGGCCGCATGGTTCGCCGGGCGCCCCTCGGTCGCGCGCAGCTGCTCCGGCAGGCCCTCGATCAGCGCGTCGATCGCGGGGTGCGCGGGCGGCGCGGCGAGGATCGCCGTGCACATCGTCCGGTCGTTCTCCCACGCCGCGAACGGCCGCGGGTCCTCGAGGAGCTCGTCGAGCGGCCGCAGCGGCTCGAAGTCCGTGTCGATGTAGACGCCGCCGAACCGCCAGAGCAGCTCGTACCGCAGGATGTCCGGCACGCGCCCGAACGGGTCGGTCTCCAGGTAGCGGTCGAACTCGGCCTGATTGCGGAGCCACGTCAGCTCCGACGAGTCGCCCCAGGTCCGGATCTCCCAGCCGGGATGCAGCTCGGCGAGGCGATCGCGCCACGCGGCGAACCGCGGCGACTCCGGCTCGTCGAGCCAGACCCGGTGGAAGATCCGCGGCCAGGCCGTCACGGACGCTCAGAGGGCGTCGATGACGCGCTGCGGCGCGGTGGACCGCCGGTAGTTATCGCGGGCGCCGACGAGGTAGTGCTCGTAGGCCTCGACGCTCTGGAACGCCACGGGGATCTCGTCGGGCTCGTCGAACTGCGTGCGCCAGGCGAGCGACTCCTCGATCGTCCACCCGACGTCCTCACGGATGTCGGCGAGCAGGGCATCACCGAGCAGGTAGCGCGGCGTGCCGCCGAGGTTCTGCCCGGTGTCGAGCGAGAACCGGCGGCGGCGCTTCGGCTTCCCGCACTCGACCACCGCAACGAGTCGGTCGTGGAACTCCATCGCCCTGTCTCCTCTCACTCGATCAGGGCAGGGGAAAGACCCCGCCCCAGGCGAACTGCTCGACGCGGTACTCGTCGATCCGGGCTTCACCGATCCGGTCGGGGTCGACGGGCTGGTACTGCTCGTCGAGCACGACCATCTCGCCGGGGCCGCCGAACCAGTCCTCGAGGTCGGCGACGTGCAGCGTGTGCGGGTGGCCGAGGTAGGCCTCGGTCTCGACCCACTCGAAGATCCGGACGCGGCGCGCGACCTGGCGCATCCCCTCGACGATCGCGTGGGGATCGTGGACGTGCTGCAGGACGTTGTAGCACCAGGCCTCGTCGTACATGACGCCGAGCTCGCCCGCCGCCGGCGAGAGCACATCCTCGGCCGGGCTGCGGTAGATGCCGATCCCGTGCGCCCTGTAGCGCTCGACCGTCCACTCGGGGTAGGAGCACGGATCCAGGACCACGGCCAGCCCGAGGTTCGTGCACTTGAGCAGCATCGACACCGGACCGCCGCCGACGTCGATCACGGACCGGCCCTCGAGGTCGTACACGGGCCACGGGTTGCCGGCGCGCCAGGGTCCGGGGTCCAGGCCCATCACCCGCGCGTACGCGATCTGCTTCGTCTCCTCGCCGTAGGTGTTCGCGCAGTCGCCCCACCAGCCGGACTCGAAGTTCTGGTGCGTGTGCTCCCACTCGGCGCGGGTCAGCTCGCTCACGGCGCGTATCCACCCGCGGCGTCGGGACGCTGCTCGACGGCCTCGATCCGAGCGATGAAGTCAGCGATCCGCCCGCGGAGCCGGTCCAGGTCATCGGTGACGGCTTTCAGGCGCCCGTCGAACTCGGCGAGACGCCGATCGACCTCGTCCCAGCCCTTCGCCTTGTGACCGACGTCGGGGCGCGGAGCGCCGTCCAGACGCATCCGCGCGCCGCGGGCGTACGCGATCGTGTTCGCCTGCTCCGGTGTCAGCGCGTCAGCCACCGTCGATCACCTCCCTGATCGCGTCGGCGAGCGTCTTCTGCGGTTCCCAGCCGAGACCTCGCAGCTTCGAGACATCGGCGACGAGGTCCCCGTCCTCGAGCCGCATGAGCCCTGGATCCCGATCGGGCTCGAGCGGGTGCCCGCCGACCTCCTGGATCAGCCTCAGCAGCGTCCCCACGCTCACGCCGATCCCTGTCCCGACGTTGAACGTCCCCGTCGGCGCGTTCAGCTCGCCGAGCATGAGCAGGGCGCGCACGACGTCGTCGACGTGAACGTAGTCGCGGAGCGGTTCGAGGTTGCCATGTCGGATCCCGCCCCCCGAGAGATAGCGGGCCACGAGCGCCGGGACGACGTGCGGGTTCCGGTCCCCCGGTCCCACCACGTTGAACAGGCGAGCGTTCACCACGTCGCTCATCCGGTCGAAAGACCACACGCGGAGGAGCTCCTCACCGAGCCACTTCGACTGGCCGTACACGTCCACCGGGGAGAGCTTGGTGAGCTCGGCGACCGGGCACCCGTAGCCGTACACGGCCGCGCTCGAAGCGAAGACGAACCGCCCGCATAGATGGCCGAGCACACCGAGCAACCTTGCGAGGCCGACGACGTTCGCGTCGAGCGTCTCGGTCGGATGCTCCCGACACCACGGCACGACGTGCTCGGCGGCGAGGTGGAACACCAGCGCCGGGGCGAACCGCTCGATCTCAACGAGCACGTCGCGGTCGCGCAGATCCCAGCCGTCGATCCGGTCGACGCCCAGGAGGTCCGCACCCGCCAGCTCGAGCTCGTCGTACAGACGCGACCCGATGAAGCCTCGGTGGCCGGTCACGAGGACGCGGAGGCCACGGAAGCCACGGACGCTCACAGCACCGCCTCCGGCTCGCGCAGCCCCTGGTTCCCGGCCCACCGCGCGATCGCGTCGGCGTGCTGCGCCAGGAGCGCCTTGTATCGGCGCACCGACTCGGGGCGCGGCTTGTTCCCCTCGCCCGAGTGCCACAGGTGCCAGGCCTCGCCCGGCAGGCGATGCCACGCCGTCTGCGTCAGCAGGGCGAGCGTCATCGCGGAGTCCTCGTACCCCCAGCCGACGAAGCTCTCGTCGTACCCCCCGACCGTCTCCCACGCGTCGCGGTGGACCACGAGGAGCCCGCCGCCGGCGAACATCCGGCCGATGTGGCGCGGGCGTGCGCTCCGTGACGTGTCGTGGTTCAGCCCCCGCGGTCCGCGCTGGGCCAGGACGAGCGCGCCCTCCTTGGTCGTCATCCACCGCTCGGCGTGCGGCCGTGCCCCTCCGCGGGTGTCGAGCACCCACGCGATCGCGCGCCGGATCGACGCGGCGTCGGGGATCGTGTCGCAGTCGCCGATGAGCGCGACGTCCCAGGAGCCGGCCGTTCGAGCTGCCGCGTTCACGGCGTGCGCCCGCGCCCACGGTCCCGGCGCGTCGCCGGTGAAGATCGGGAACCCGAGCACCTCGAGCGACGGCCGGGTGACGTCCCAGCACCACTCGCGGCGCTCGTCGCCGCCGCGCCACGGGATCAACGTCACCACGCGCGGCGTCACGCCTGCCTCCGCGGGTCGGCCATCGTCCGCGACCGCGCTCGTTGGGCCTGTGACCTGCGGTTTTCCGACGCTCGCTTGATCCCGAGGCGCAGGCGATCCTCGCGGGTTGCTCCGAGCTTCGCCTCACGAAGCCGCATCTCGGGCAGGAGTTCCCGGCTCCCTGTGCGGGCGTACTGGTCCCACAGCGGCGCGGTATCGAGCAGCGTGTACCAGTCGGTCGGCCCGAACGTGCTGGTCACGGGGTCCTTGCACCAGGCGCGCCAGCGCTCGCGGGTCACCGGGAGGTACTCGACCTCGTCGTCGGCGAGCCGGTAGGACTTCGGGAACGCCGGCCGGCCCGTGACGGGGTCGGCGCGCTCGATCCGGAGCTCCTTCGGCTTGCCGGCAGCGGTGGTCGGCGCCTTCCCGCCGTCGATCACCTCGAAGTCGCGGGTGTCGCGCGGCCGGGAGCGGCGCTCCTTTGGCGGCGGCCCCTTGCCGGCGATCAGGCACCGCTCCAAGCCAGCCAGGCGGCGATGTCGTAGCGGCGCTGGTCGAGGGCGGACCACTCGAACACGCCGGGGCGCCCGATCGCCTCGAGGACCTCGGCCAGGTCGGGGGTCGGCGGCTCCCAGAGCCGCGCGCCGGATTCTTGCCGCGCGAG